ACTGAAAAAATTATGATAGGTATAGATGACCAAGTAATTGAACTTAAAGGTGCTGACAAAGAAGCGTTTATTGCAGACAGAGAAGCATCAGCACAAGCAAAAGCACTACTTGAAGCCGAGTACGAAGCAAAAAAACAATTAAGGATTGACGCTATAACCAAACTTGGTGCAGCTTCAGGATTAACAGAAGAAGAAATAAACGCAATCTTAAATATGTAGGTTATTATTAAATGACCGCGCCTGCGCTTTAATAGCAGGAGAAATAAATGCGTAATAAAATAATTATTTCTACAATAATCTGCGCATCTTTAACAGCACCAGCATTCGCTTTCACAGAACCTTTTCCAGGAAGTTATAGAGAAACTCGAGACATAACTTGTCCCGCACAATACCCAATCAAAACAGGTGAGGGCGTAATGGGCGGTGGATACATAACAACTTGTTGGACCTCTCAAGCGTGGTCTTTACAAATGGCTGGTGGTGATGATTGGACAGCTTGGTTGAATGGGACTTATGTTCCAACACCAACACCTACACCGACAATTACAGTAACCGCTATTCCAAATCCAATAATTGTTGAAAGAGTGATTACAGGTGGGACAGAAATCATAACTAAAGAAATACCAACACCCGCAGCAGATATTTCAACACCTAAAAAACTACAAAAAGAAATTAAAAGATTAAAAAAAGAACTCAAGAAACTAGAGCGCAAACTTAAAAATACTATGAAAGAAAAGCGTTGATTCAAACACAACCGCTTCATACCATAGAGGAAATTTTAAGTAAATACGAAGAACGATTCAAAGTCCTTGGGCATAAAAGGCAACTCTGGCTGACCGATAAACATTTAATTAAAAGATTGAACAAATCTGTTCATCCAGAGTTCGCCACCACAGAAGATTTAGAAAAAGTAATTATGTTATCACCAAGTCAATCCACAAAAAAAACAAACGTCAATCGTTTCAAGATGATTTATAGACATTTGCTTTATTTGAAGCTCATACCTGAGCGGGAAAGTCCTGCTGAAAAGTTACCTAACATTCGCAAACCAAAATCTAGTCCTAGACCTTTTACGCATAACGAAGTCGCCTTGATAATGAAAGAAGCTAAAAAACCTCAGAAGCATTGGTTTATCCTTTCTTGTTTCGCAGGTTTGAGAGCAGCAGAAATAAGTTTAGTTCGAGGTGCAGATTTAGAAGAATTCCATGACGGCTACATGTTAAGGATTCCTGCTGGTAAAGGTGGGACAGATTTATCTTTGCCCGCTCATCCAATTGTGGTAGAAATGATAAACTCTTACAAAACTTTGGGTCGACTTTGGCCAACTATTAAACCGCATCAACTTTCTGTCGCAGCTTGCAAAGAGCTTCGTAGAATAGGGGTCAATAAAAAATTACACTCTGGACGGCACTATTTCGCAACAAACGCTTATTCGGTTTCAGGTGGTGATTTATTAGCCGTATCTAAACTTATGCGTCATGCTTCCCCATCAACAACCGCAATTTACGCTGAATTAGCATCACCTATTGCTAAAAAAGTTGTAAATGCCATGTACATTCCTGTAATAGAATAAACACAACGAAAGGTTATTTATGAATCCAAAGATATTAAAAGATGTAGTTTTAAGGTCAGTTGCATTGTTTTTAGTTACAGCTTTACCAGCAATCGGAGCAGGTTCTTTCATTGGTGTTGAACCATTAAACTCTGCTGTTATTGCAGGAGCATTGGCAGTTTCTAGAATCATTACAGATTTAGCAAAAGCGTTTCTTGATGATGGAAAATTAACACAAGAAGAAGTCGATGCAATATTCAAAAAGGCTAATAAAAAAGAAGAATCCAAATAATGGGTTTGCCAATCGCTAATGGAAAGATTACAACTGCTTACAAAAAACTTGGCAAGATGTGGTCAAAGGGTTATCACACTGGCGTTGATTTCGCTGTACCTCAAGGTACTGACATTATTGCTGTTGCTGATGGCAAAGTTTCTAACGCTAACTGGGGCAAATCCTATGGAACACAAATTGTACAAAAAATTGAAGGACAAGATGCTTGGGTCATTTATGCTCATTTATCGAAATCCCTTGTCAAAGCTGGCGATGAAATCAAAAAAGGGCAACATATAGGAGAATCTGGAAATACAGGAAATTCTTCTGGTCCTCATTTGCATTTTGAAATGCGAGACAACATTCGTTGGTCAGCAGGAAAAGACTTAGACCCAAAAGGAATATTGGAAGCATAATTGAATAAGCGCGCCAAACTGCGCTTATTTTTAGTTTTCATCTTGATAGGTTTTATTGTCGCGCCTGCTTTTGCTGATGAACAAACAATCGAATTATCACCTGAAGTTCCTTATGTGGATGTTGTAGTGGAAGCGACTGAACCGACACAAATAACAATTCAAACTACAAACGGAACACCGCAAACGAATCCTAGTTTTATAGATTCTTGGGTCGAGCTTTGGCAAGGTGCTACAAAACTTTTTGCTAATGATGACGGAGCGCATTCAGGGACAAATGTTTTGGCTTCTTTTATTTCAGCACCAATTGAGGCAGGCACATATTTTATTCGTGCAACTTCTTTCGGTTGGATGGCAAGCAATCAAACACAAACACCAACAGGCAGTTATCTTTTAACTTGGAATGGTGTTACAACTCTTCAGCCAACACCAACGCCAACACCAGAAGCGTCACCAACAGAAACAACAACGCAAACCCCAACTCCAGAACCTACGCTAACGCCAACGACAGAACCGACCCCAACAGAAACACCATTACCACCAATAGAACAACCTGTACAAAACGAAGAGAATACAACTCAGGATTTACCGATAGTAATTGTTGAGCCAGAAGAAATAATCCCAGATTTGCCAGAAGAAGAAATAGTACAAACACCAATTGAACCAACAATTGAAGAACCTTTCGTTGAATTACCAGTGATAGAAGAACTTACAGCAGAAGAGCTTATAGAGCAAGAACAAGCGTTGTATGTTGAAGAAAACACTATAGAATTACAATTACCAACTGCGCTTGCAGAAATACCTGGTGTCGAAGAAATCTTTGCAGCAGCCGAAGCGGTTATGAATGTTGGTTCTGACATGACTCAGGAACAACGCGAAGAATCTCAAGCTGTTGTAGTGAGTGCGATTATCCTTACTCAAATCGCTTCAATGACTAGTATTTCTGTATCACAATCTTCAAGCAGAAAGTTTAATAAATAATGAATTGGCTAAAAAAATATGCTGTTGCTATGTCAGGTGATGTTTGGACTTATGTGGGTCTTGGTATTGCTTATTTCACTTTGGATGGGTCAGCGAAAGTTGTAACAGGGTATTTGATAATCGGCGGTTTGATAATATGGCTTGTAACTTTACCAATGAGGGATTCCGATGACGATTGACATAGTTTCTATGGGTCAAACAGCAGGAGCTTTGATTGCAATTTTTACTTTTATTGGGATGGCAATTCATTGGATTATTGTCAAGCCAATCAAAACTTACATTGATTTGAAAACCGACCCTATTCAGCCTTACAGCAATGGCGGGAAGAGCTTGCCAGATGCGATAGCTTCATTACACAGGGTCGAAACGAAGCTGGACGAGCTTGGAAGTCGTGTGGAAGCCTTGGAGCGCAAGAAAAGAGCTTAGCGCGTAAAACCTGTCTTTGTCGGTCCTTTGAGGCACAATTATGTTGTCCGCCTAAAAGGACTCACGAAAGGAAGTTATGGCGAATATGTTTGAAACCGAAATGCGTTCTAAAATTTCGGAAGCTGATTGGCTGAAGTTCTATGCCATGCATTTAATCGCAACAGATACAGAAAAATGTACCTATTGTGAATGTTATTCTTGCCAATGCTCTATGGACTCAGGTGAGCCAAATGGGTTTTAATTTGCAAGATTACGAACCAGTAGAAAACAGGATAGCTGCTTTCTACGAAAAATATCCAAACGGCAGAATCACAACTGAGTTAGTTTCGCATGGCGATAATCAATTCATAGTGAAAGCGTTTGTTTGGCGCGACTCAAAAGATGAATTTGTTTCCGCAACAGGATACGCGGAAGAAAAAGTTGGGTCAAGTCCAGTAAATAGGACTTCTGCTCTCGAGAATTGTGAAACGAGCGCAATCGGTAGAAGTTTGGCAAATTTAGGGTTCGCAACTAAAGGTGCTAGACCAAGTCGGGAAGAAATGACAAAAGTCGAATCTACCAATGGAAACAAACCTGTTTCACATGTTGGTGGAATGCCTTTTGATAATTCCATTACAGAAAAACAATTGAGCTTTGTCAAAGAAATAGTGGCAGATGCTTTTCTTAGTTCTGGTTGGAATAACGGGAAAGATGGTTGGAAATTAGTGGGCGAATGGTTAGGTGTCCCTAATTTAGCGGAAGCAAATGAACTAAACAAGAAACAAGCCTCACGCATAATCAACGACAAAATGTCGGTGAGCAATGGGGTAACTGAGCTTGTTAAGTTTTTGCAATCCAAACAACCAGCGGACCGCGACCCTTGGGAAAGTCCCTTGGTCGAAAAATCTGGCAGCTTGGATTAACGAATGATAGAAGCAATAATTTTGTACGCGGTCTTAAAAGATAGTCCGGAAACTATTGAGAGCAAGGAGCGCGACAGAACTATTGCGAGAGCAGCGCGCACAGGCGATTTTAGAGCTTATGCGCGCGCTCACTACAATAAACAACAATGGAAATGTTTAGACGAATTATGGGAAAGAGAAAGCTCTTGGGGTACTAGTGAGAATCCTCATTTGGCTAAAAATCCAAACTCTTCTGCGTACGGAATCCCCCAAGCCACAAAAGGTAAAATGGCTCAAATGGGTGCGGATTGGAAAACAAATCCGATAACCCAAATAAAATGGGGAATTAAATACATTAAAGAAAGATATGGAACACCTTGCAAGGCTTTGCAATTTCATGACAAGAAAAATTGGTACTAGCGTGGCAATGCTTCGCAAACCCTAACTTATCTGTTATCCTTGAGACAACTTAACGAGAGGTCTTATGGGCTTACTTGACGACATTAACAATTTGAAACAATCACCTTGGATATTTGAAAAAAATGTAACTTTAATGGACCGAATTCTCAATCAATTAAAAGAGGAAGAACAAATAGCTTTAAGAGCTGCCTGCGCAAACCCTAATTTGGCTTCTTCTGCGATTGCCGATTTGTTACAAAAATACGGACATGAAATTTCGGTTGATTCTGTTCGAAGATATAGAAGAAAATTGCGCAAAGGACCAAGTGTCAATAATAAATGATTTAGCCGATTTGGGCGAAGAATCAAACTACAAATCGAATAAACCTAATCACCCGCGCGGATACGAACCTGGTGTTGAATGGGACGGCTCAAAAGGTTATGTAGTAACTGAACCATTATCTGAAGCTCCTAAAGATTGGACAGCAATTTTAGGTGTTTGGGGTTTGCCAACAGATGGTTCTGTAAAAATAGTTGAACCAATACAAATGCGAGCTTGGGATACCCAAACCAAAGACGGCATTCAAAGAATGTTTTATTATCGAGCGAATGTCGTTTCTACTAAAAAAACTTGGGAAGCAAAAGAGCTTCTTGATGTCATAGATACTTGGAAACCTTTCAAAAAAAATGAATTCAAAGGTGACACAGCTTTCATAGTAAATTATGCGGATACCCAAATAGGCAAAATGGATGGGGACGGCTCTCAAGGAACAATTGACAGAGTTTTAGCAAAAACAGACGCAGCCGTTGAAAGACTTAAAGAGCTTCGCAAAACAGGGCATGAAATAGACGAAATTTATTTACCGCAACTTGGTGATTGTATAGAGGGTTTCAACTCTGGCGGTGGAAACCGCAGTTGGAGAAATGATTTAGATTTAACGCAACAAATTAGGGTTTATCGCAGATTACTTTTGCATGTTGTAAAAACTTTTGCACCTTTGGCTGACAAAATTATTGTGCCTTGTGTTCCAGGAAATCATGACGAAGCTGTACGCCAAGGGAATCAAATGGCGACAAGCTCAACAGATTCTTTCGCACTTGACGCAGCTTCAGCTGTCGCAGATGCGGTCAAACTTTGGGGAGCAGACCACATAAGTTTTGTTTTCCCTAAAACAGATACTTTGACAATCACTTTGAACATAAAAGGAACAATTGTTGGTTTTACGCATGGTCATCAAACAAGAGGCAAAGCTCCCGAATGGTGGTCGAAACAAGCTCATGGAATGCAACCAATCGGAGATGCAACTTTGCTTTTGACTGGACATTTTCATCACTTACATATTCAACAAACAGGTCCGAAAACTTGGATTCAAATGCCAGCTTTAGATGGCGGTTCACAATGGTTTGTCGATAGAACTGGTTTGGAAGCTCCCGCAGGTTTAGTCACTTTCACTATCAATCCAAGCGGTTGGAAAAACCTTTCGATAGTGTAAGACGCGCCATAAACGGCTCAAAGCAAGGAAATCCGTATCACATACCGCATAATTGGCTCATGGCTGATTTAACAGAAATGATTGCTTTGCGCCTTAGTAGAGAACAAGCGCAAGTTGTTGCCGAATGGGCAAGAACACACAATTCCACTGTTTCAGAAGTTATTCGAGTTGCAATCGAAATGATGACGGGAGCAAGAAGATGACAGATAGAAAAATTAAAGCTGCGTCAAGTTTTATGCGATTCACTAAACTTGATGAAAGTCCAGTTTATGCAAACTTCGAAGTTGCAGTTGGCAAAACAGATTGGGAAGTGCTCAATCACCCAAATATAACAACCAGAGAATGGTTGCTTGGGGAGCTTCTTAAATTCTTACTCTCAGGTAAAACCGAGTTAGATTTCGACATTTTTTCTAATTTGTCGGAAGATGACAGAAGAGCTTTTATCTGGGCATTAGCATTCAAATACGAAGTATCGGTTTCAACTGACCAAGAATAGGACACGAAATGGCTGAATATGTTATGCCGAAGTTTGATGAACAACTAACTTTGTTACCCGATAGAATCTACATGGATTTTATTGAATACCACGAAAAACACCCAAAGGTTTATCAAACTTTAAGAAAAATGGCGTTTGAATGGCTCGAATCAGGTAATGGCAAGCTCGGAATAGGAATGCTTTTCGAAGTCATGCGCTGGAACGAATTATTAAGACCCGATAGAGACCCAGAAGATAAATTCGCATTGAATAACAATTACAGGTCGCATTATGCTCGACTTTTGATGCTAAATGAACCTGAATTGCGGAACCTATTTGAAATCAGGCAACTGCGTTCAATATAGTTTTGCTAGAAGTGACAAGAGCTTCTTAAAGTCTTGGTTGGATTGATAGTCCAATAAACCGCCGTCAGAGGGCGTTTATTTGTTTTGTTTATCTAACAAAAATAGCAAGATGTATTTGACTTGCGAACTAATAAAGAGCTTTCAAAACGGGACGCCTGAAAGCATCATAAAACTTTATTGGTACATGGCGCGTTCGATTCTTAGGAATCCCAATTGAAACCGAATCGGTGATGGTCTAGATTCGCAAGATTGGTGTTTATTCAAGCCAATCTCTGCCGAAATGCGGTTTCGGTCTAAGTGCTTCTGGTAGATTAAGTGTTGAAAAGGAGATTTATGTCAAACCTGCGTGTTTTAGAAGTTGATAGTAAAGATTTGGTTTTAGACCCAAATAATGCTAGGCAGCATAGTGAAGCTCAGATTAAAGCTATTGCGAAGTCTTTGGAAGAGTTTGGTCAGCAGAGACCTTTGGTTGTTGATAAGAATAATGTTGTTTATGCGGGCAATGGTACTTTGCAAGCTGCTCAAAGTTTGAATTGGGAAAAGGTTTCGGTTGTTGTGTTGCCTTTTGATGACCCAATTAAATGTAGAGCTTTTGCGATTGCTGATAATAGGACGAGCGATTTGTCGTCTTGGGATAATGCGGAATTGGTCAAATCTTTGGAAGAAATTGGTAAGCATAATCTTTTGGATACTGTGGGTTATTCTGCTTATGATGTGGATGATTTGAAAGCATTGTTATCTGAGATGGAAGCTGTTGCCCTATACAATTCGGGTATTTTTGAAGAGACTGATGATTCAGCTGAAAATGTTCATGTTGAAAAAACAAATGAAAACAAAGCTCAAGATTATATGAACAGGGCTATTCGTTCGATAATGTTGGAATATCCTTTAGAACAATTCGCTTGGGTGATAAACATTTTGACCAAGTTCAGGGCAGAAAAAGATGTCCAGTCGAATGCTGATGCACTATTATTGTTATTAAAAGATTATTCTGGAGAGGATTATCCAATTGCTACCTGAGTTGCCAACCTTTTATATCGAGCGCAAGTTTAGTAAAGAAGAAGCCGAAGAATATGTTGGCGAAACTGTGCCTGATAAAGAAGCAACTTTAACCGAGTACGGCATTTATCGTGACTCGGAAACAGACGAAGCTGTTGTAGTTTATGCACCTTTCGTTGGCAATATTGATAAATACCGCCAAGCCATTTTGAATACACCAATGACAACAACACCTAGAGCGCAAACAGGTTTTCGTAACATTTCAAGGACTTTCGGGAATTCACCGAGAGCAGCTTTCAAAAGAAGAGAATCTTGTCGGGCAACGAGCTTAGCTGCAGATTTACCTGAATTGCATCAAGAGCTTGTAAATGTTACAGACAATATGGTTGAAATGCTAAAAAAATATGTGCCAGAACAATTTGAACAAGACATTATTGAAATGGAACAAGTTGAACAAGATTGGCGCATCAGCAAAAACTCTCTTTGGACAAGCGGTGTAATAAATAAAGCGTCAGCATTGCCTTACCATCGTGACAGAAACAATTTTGAAACTTGGTCCGCAATGCCTGTGATTCGTAGAGGAATGCGCGGTGGAATGTTGCACATGTACGGCTATGACCAAACTGTGGAATGCAGAGATGGTTCTGTAACAATGTTCAATGGTTATCGTTATGTTCATGGAGTTACACCAATGAAACCTGTCGTGAAAGATGCTTACAGATATTCTGTTGTTTATTATGCTTTGCGCGGGATGAAAGATTGCCATACAACGGCGTTAGAAGAGCGCGAATACGCTCAAAAGAAAAGAACAGAACGCGAACAAGAAATGGTCGCAAATTTTGGGACTGACCCAACAAAACGTAACCTGAAAGTGTAAAAACTTTGCCTGCGCAACTATTTGAAGATTTCGTAAAATTTCATAACGAACAAATCTATTCGCAAGACTGCGACCCTGTTTATCCTGTCCTAAAACATATTGGGAAAGACTATACAAGGACAGAACAAGTTTGGTTAACTTTTTTGCATGTGTCTTTCTACCATCTCGGTTCAGCGTTGAAAGTGTTTTCTGATTTTACTGCGCCAAGCGAAAAAATAATGGAATTTGTGAAGTTACCGACAGGAACTGAAAGAAGAGCGCACCGCAACCCACCAAACTTGATAAGACACTGGCAAGCTCTGATTGATATTCATGAAACTTATGGTGGGTTAGATAAATGGATTGACACTTTTATTAAAGATGAACCGAAACAAAATTGGCAAAACATAAACCAAGTTTTGACTTTACCTTTTGGCAATGGTCGTTGGGCAGCTTACAAAACCGCCGAAATGCTTATGAAAGTCAATGATTATCCTTTGGAAGCAACCGACATGGGGCATAAGAACTCTTCAGGTCCGCGACATGGTTTAGAGCTTTTCTACAAAGATTTACCGCAAGGTCAAAGTGATGAAGAAATAGCTTTGCTTGATACCCGCTCGGAAGAGCTTGTAAAAGCAATGCGGGTAACTGGTGCGAATGTTTCGATTGAAACTGCTGAAACTTCTCTTTGCGATTTTCATTCGATGACTAAAGGCAGATACTATTCGGGCATTGATATTGATGCCATGCAAACACAACTATTAAAAGTGCCTTCAAAACTTACCGATAAAGCGTTTGAAGCTCGCAAAGCAACAATACCGAATGAATACTTGGGTGAACTTAATGGTTGGATTGGCGTTCGAAAGGAAAAACAAAATGACTACCGCAAATCTAGAAATTAGACCCGCTTCAATCCAAGAAAGACCAGACATAGATTTGTTGGTGAAAAGATGCGGGAAACATGTTAGGGATTATTTCGGCATCAGGACTCTAAATGAGTTTTATGAACAAGGTCACGTTTGGGTAATAGTTGATGAAGAA